TTCTTTAATTTTTATGTTTTTAAAATTTTTTTTTAATAATTTATCCAATTTTTTTTTTAATTTGCTTTTTTTTTTTTTTTTTTTTTTTTTTTTTTTTTTGTTATTTGATTTAATTAAAGTCTCATCATCACTATCACTTATGATTAAACATTTATTCATTAATTATAAAATATTCTCCTAATTTATTCTTTAAATAGTAAATATAATTATTTTATAATTATAAAGAAATAAAAAGTGGATTTAGGAAAGTTATATATCGTGATGAAGTAAATAATTTATAGAATCCAATATATTATTATTATTTATTTTTAATATATTATGATACATTTCATCATTATTTAATTTAAATCCTGCTTTTTTAAGAATTATAATTTTATTTAAAATATTATTATCATAGGTATTTATATTATTAAAAGGAATATTTTGGATTGTTTTTATATTTTGTTTTTTTTTTTTTTTTTAGATAATATTAAGATAAGGTTTGTAATTTTATAAATTAAATTTGTTATTTTTTATTTTTTATCTTTTTGTAATTATTTTTTTATTTTTAAATTTTCGTCCAAATAAATAGTCACCATTTATAAGATTTATTAAAAATTTTTCATGAATATAATAAAATGTTTTTGGATGTGAACCTTTGGTTGACCAATCACAAAATGTAGTTTTAATATTCTTCACCTCATCCAATAAATTATTTTTATATAAAGTATTAATATAAACTCTCTCATCAGGATATTTAATTTCAGAAAATAAGGAAATAAAATTTGAATGATTTAAAATAATATTAGTATGTTTTCTATTAAGAATACACCATTGACTAGATTTTTTGTAAATATTATTATGAAAAAAATTATTTAAATAATGATTTTTTTTTATATATTCAGTTTGATAACTAAAGTAAGAAAAATCATTTTGTAAGAAATTATAAATATACTCAAAATTCTTTAATGGAATATCTGAGTCAGAAACTAAAATAAAATGAGAATTATTTTTATCAGAATATCCTTTCTTAAGCATAATATTTACTGCTTCAACTAAACTTTTATCTCCCCAAGATGTAGTAATACATTTATGATTTAATTTGTATTTATTAAAATATTTTAATTTACAATCTGGTTTGTGATGAATAATAATATCATAAAAATCTTTATGAATTAATTTAAAAAATAGATTCCATATTTCTTCATTGTGAATACAAGATTGTATTAAAAAAAGAAAACACAATTTTTTTTTCATGTTTATCATTATGTAATATGAAAAATTTGTTTATAAATTATTTTTTAAATTTAAATTGATTATTTATTATCTATATTAATTTACATTAAGAATATGATTATTAAAAAAAAAAAAATAAATAAAATTATTGATCATTTGAAAGTTTATGATACTCAAATTAATGATATAATTGATGTTAGATTCGATCAATTGAAATTTCAAAATTACATAAATCGATTAAATGATTATAAATTTAGATTAAAAAAAAATAGAACCATCACATGCTTTGAAATGAATACATAATTATTTGTATTTTAATTTAATCAAAAAAACAAAAAAATTTTATTAAATTAAAATATTTATTTAATAATCATTTTTATATCAATTTAATATTTATTAACTATAAATATGAATGATATTATCTATATCACCGATTTATATAAAGAACTTTTAAATTTTTTATTAATAAAGGATATTATAAGATTATCATTACTGAATAAAAAAATATTTAATATAACAAATCAATATGGGATATGGAATTATTTAATAGGAAATAGAATATTATTTAATGAAGATGAAATAAAAAACAATCCTCAAGAATTTATTTGTAATAAAGTTAAAATATGTAAATCTTGCAATTATTTTTATTTAAAAAATGAAGATATTAAAATGATTGAAAAATCAGGATATATTGATTTTTGTGAAGATTGTTTCTCTATTTTAACATTATATTGATTAGATTATTATACAACTACATTTTTCATCATTGTATGTTTTTTTTTTATAACTATTATTGTTTTTTGATTTTGAAGAACATACTCTTTTATGAGTATATAAGGAACCTTCATTATAAAAAATTTGACCACAATTCCTGCATTTATAGGTTTTTTCGCTGAATTTCATTATGAAATAATTATATATGTATATATTACATTTTTTATTAATAAAATAAATTTGATTTAAAGTTAAATTAATTAATTAAAATTAAAAATGTGTGGTATATTTGCATATATTGGTTCAAAAATTAATGTAAAACAGTTGGAGGATGAATTTATGAAGACTTTTTACAGAGGTCCAGATAATACGATTATAAAGACGATTTCATCCAAAGTTATTTTTGGTTTTCATAGATTATCTATCGTTGATAAATCATTTAGAGGAAATCAGCCTTTATATCATCCTCATAAGCCATTTGTATTAATATGTAATGGTGAAATATATAATCATGAAAAATTAAAAAGAGAGTATAATATTAAATGTTATTCTAACAGTGATTGTGAAGTGATTTTGTATATGTATGAAAAATTTGGTGAAAGTTTTATTAAAAAATTGGATGGTGTATTTTCATTATGTTTGTATGATGGGTTAGCAAACAAGATTGTGATTGCAAGAGATCCATTTGGTATTCGTCCATTGTTTTTTGGTGAAGATAAAAATGGTGAAATTTTTATATCTTCCGAGATGAAAAGTATAAATGAACTGATTGTAGAAAAAAGAAATATAGCACAATTCAGACCTGGATGTTACCGAATAATTGAATTGCTAAATGATAATACTAATGAAATAATGGAATATGTTCCATATTTTGATCATGAATTTAGTAGGTTCCACTTTAAAAACGAACATGATGAATTAGATAATATTTGCAGAAATATTAATAATCTTTTGACTGAAGCAGTAAGAAAAAGATTAATGTCTGAAAGACCAATTGGTTGTTTATTATCTGGAGGTTTGGATAGTAGTTTAATCAGTGCAATTGTTGCAAGAGAATTTAGGAATACAGGAAAAGGGAAACTTAAAACGTTTTCCATTGGATTAAAGGGAAGTACAGATTTGATGTATGCTAAAAAAGTTGCTGATTTCATTGGTTCAGAACATCATACAGTAGAGTTGACGGAAGAAGATTTTTTGAAGGCGATACCGGAAGTTATTTATAATATTGAAAGTTATGATACAACTACAGTTAGAGCAAGTGTTGGAAATTATTTGATTGGGAAATATATTAAAGAGAATACAGATATTACTGTAGTTTTTAATGGTGACGGTAGCGATGAACAATCGGGTTATATTTATTTAGCAAATGCACCAAGTGAAAATGAGTTTCATGCGGAATGTGAAAAATTATTAAAAGAGATCCATTATTTTGATGTATTAAGATCGGATAGATCATTATCAAGTAGATGGTCATTGGAAACAAGAACACCATTTCTGGATAAAAAATTTGTTCAGTATTATATGAGTATTCCAACTAAATTAAAGATGTACGAAAATCAAATAGAGAAATTTTTGTTAAGAAGATCATTCAAAAGAGATGATCTTCTGCCAGAAGAAGTTTTATGGAGGAGGAAAGAGGCATTTTCTGATGGATGTAGTTCTAATAAAAGATCATGGCATAAGATTATTCAAGAACATGTAGATCAACAAATTAGCACTAAGGAATTTGTTGAAAATAAAGATTCCTTCAAAATCAATAAACCATATTTAAAAGAATCATATTATTATCGAAAATTATTTTCAAAATATTATCCTAATTGTGATGATATAATACCACATTTTTGGTTACCAAACTGGTGTGGTGATATCCAAGATCCATCAGCACGAGAATTAAATAATTATGATAAAAACTTTGATGAATAAATAAAATTAAATAATTTTTTTTTTATTTTTTATTGTTACTAAATAAAAAAAATATTAAACTATCTAAAATACTTGGGACTTAGTAATTTCAGTTAATTCCCTATTAGCTAATTTATCACATTCGAATAAAGTATCCGAAAAAGTTAGATTTTTTGGTGGTGTTTTCTGAGTAAATGCCGATGGTCCTCTTAATGATCCTCTCAATCCTAAATCTTTTGCTGTTTTTAAATATCTAATCGCATCTATAACAATTCCAGCACTATTTGGACTATCCAAAACACTCAATTGTGCATCTAATATTACTGGTGATTTCATAAACCCTTCCATTTCTAATCTAAAGTTTGCTACTTTGTTATCTTTATAATATCTAATATATTCTGATGGTCCTGCATGATAAAATGAATCATCCATACTTATTTTACGTATTTCGTTTTGAGATTTAATAACATTTTCCTTGGAAATTTTTTTTGATGATAATCTAGATTGATCCATCATATTCAGAAAATCTGTATTTCCTCCTATATTTCTCTGTATATGACATTTAACACGATGTCCTCTACTAAATGCTAATTCCTGTAACATTTGGCTTAAAATTGATGCACCAAATTGCGACTTCATATCATCTCCAATTATTGGGATGTTTTTCGCTATAAATTTCTCTTCCCATTCAGGATTTGATGCTATAAAAACAGGAATACAATTTAAAAGACTTACATTCGCCTCCAAGCAGCATTCAGCATAAAATTCAGTCGCTTTTTGAGATCCAACTGGTAAATAATTAATTAATATATCAACATGTTTATCTTTTAATATTTGAACAATATTTTCACTTGATTCATTTGATATTCTAAATCCTTCATCCTCATTTACATCAACCATATGTTTTGCAACACCATCCAATACGTTTCCCATCATAACTATTGGTCCATCATCTAATTTGTCGTAATCAACCAATAATGGTGTACAATTCGGTTTAGCAATAATTGCCTCCTTCATACATTTACCTACTTTACGTTCATCAACGTCAAATGCACAAACTAAATTTATATTTTTAATTGTATATCCTCCAATATTTTCACGCATCAATCCTCCAGTATCGTTATAATCCTGATAGTATCTAATGCCTTGATATAAAGAACTTGCACAATTTCCCACTCCAACGATACAAATATTAATCTTAGTGTTATTTATTTCGCATTTGGTATCTTTACAATTTTCCATTAAATGAATTATTATATATCCATTTTTTTAAATATTATTTTTAATATTGATAATATACTTAAATAGTTTTATAAAAAAATTTGGGAAAATTAAGGGTAAATCAATTTCTTTATTTAAAAATTCATTTTTCAATTCCAATTTCCATTTTCTAATTGATTGTAAATCACTAGTGTTACAATTTGATTCTAACAATACTATTAAATAAATTAATAAATTAGATATATTATTAAGATCAAATATTTTATGATCTAATTGCTGTTTAATAAATTCAATATCAATATTTTCATTAATTTCTTCAATATAGTTATTATCCTTGGGATTAAATGCAATAAAAAATTGTTTTGCTTCTAATAATAAATCTAATAGAGATTTATAATTTTCATTTTTTATCTCCAAATAAATATTATCCCAATATGCTTGATGATAAGTATCCGTTATTTTTTTAAAAAGTGAATTAAAATAATCTTCAGATAATAAAATAGGTTGATACTTATTAAAATATTCTAATCCTTTATTTCCTCCTATGGATAAAATTTTTTTTTTTATTATATCTTGTTTTTTATTTATATTTTTAATTGATATATCATTATTGCTATATTCTATTTTTTTCTTTAGATCTAATTCCCAATACATCTTTGTCAAATCTCCGATCAAATTAAATAGATCTATTTCTTTCCACTCCTTAAATAAATCTAAATAATTTTGAATATCTTTCATATAATCTTTAGATTTCCTATTTTTATTTTGTTGTAAAAAATATACTATAATCTTACAACTATAATTATATAAATTTTTTTTAATATCATTATTGATTTCTCCTAAAATATCATTTGTATGATATTTAATTATAAATGATAATAATATTTTTTTTATAATACTGTCATTTTTTAAAATATCGGTTATATCAAGCTCATTTAATAAAAATTCTTTAAATACAACAATTGTATTTTTATTTTTTAATAAATCTTTACATTCATTAAATGTTGCTTGTTGTAATTTTAAAAATATTTGGTTGCAATTAATAAATTCCATATTGGATGATTCTATTTTATCATGATTTTTCAACATATTTATTAGTAAGATAAAATTTGGCTTTTAGTTTTTTTAAAATAATCTAAAACCATGACTTAATAGTATCGTGTGCATTTTGATCATGACGGATTGTATAAATAATATCACCTAATATCTTCCCATATTCTTCCCAATTTATTGCACCCATATTTATATCAGAATTAACAATAATGACTCTTAATAAAATTTCTCTTCCACCTTCAACACCCCATTCTTTAGATTCTATTGTATGTACTTTAAAACTACCATATAATATTTGTTGTAATTTGGAACTTTTTTTTTTATTTTCTTTTTTAGGTAATAATTTTGTTAAACTTTTCAAAAAAGAATGAGCATCTTTCGAAGTTTCTTTAAATAATGGCACCGGAGAAAAACCACTTGTTAATTCATCTGGAGTTTGAAATAATTGCATAAATTGTTTTTGTTTTTCTATATCTGTATCTATGATCGCAGTAATTCTATTAATTGTATCTGATCTTGCGATTAAGTGCTTAATTCCAGTTCCATCTACCAATGCGCCATCTCCTATTAGTGCAGGTCTTTTATTAACAACCTCATCTAAATATTCTAAAGATGGGTCTAAATTAGCTAGTAACGATTCACAATTTGTAAATGCATCTTTGATATTATTAGAATTGAGATTGGCATGAGCAGTAAGATTTCTTATGATTTTCCAAAATGGTAAAGGTAAATATTTGAATATATTATAATTTTTTATTCTATTTAAAATACTAAAAAATCCAGCTGCTGATGAACTTCCCGATAATGCATCAATTACTCTGATCATATGTGTCTGTTGATTCCACATTACAAAATCTTGACTTGGTAATTTTTGTTCAGAATTTAAAATATTTTGTTTAAAGGTTAGAAAACAAATTAGGAAACAAAGATATTTTAAAATGTAAGAGTTGTGGTCTATGTATTGATAGAGATACTAACGGAGCTCGAAATATACTTATCAAACATTTAAAATAGATGGTTTCTAT